ACGTTGGCCTCTCCACTCTAACTCATACATTCAGGATTTGCTGCATCATTCATACGTCAATCAAACGAAGCCCCATTGTGTGAGCGTCTCTCAATCTGTCTTTCCGACTATTGCACCATACTTCTCCATCTCAGAGAGTTTGTACTCACTGTAAGTGAGAATGGTAGGGCGCAAACCATGCTTGAGAGCAGCACGGCGAAATCTTCCACTCCAATAATTGAAGATATGCTCAGCATGTAAAGACAACTCTGTACAGGCTACTTCAATATTCAAGGTAGTGGCTTCAATGATGTCCATAGTATTCCTAGTCCAGTTTGGAATTTCCAGGACAGAATCCAAATCCAGGGGAGCTTCCCACTTTAACAGATCATCATTATAAACAAAACCTCTTTTGAGGTATTTGACTTCGACAAGAGATCTGTAGGGAAGCATTTCTCCACTCTTAGATTCATCAGTGTAAGTCATTCCAAAAGTTGCGAAAGCCTCACTCATTAAGACCTGATTGTAGAATTCCGTAGCATAGTCCGAAATATTTAGGACATTGTCGTCTCCATAAGCCACCATCGTTACATGGTTGCGAAAAGATCTCATGGAATTATCCTGAGGCCTATTGGCAGTCAACAAAAGCCAAACATATCGACAAGCAATGGAATTATACATCGAATTCAAAATGGCCGTAAGAGGATTACCAGAGGGTTGGGAATGGGTCCAGTGATAGATTGTAGATCCACACACATGCACGGAATTCACAATCTCACACCAGAGCACTCTTCGAATTCTCTTGTTCTCCTCCCCATCATTGTACCAATCGTTGATGATATCACAGATGGACCACAAAATCTCAGCATTCAAAGTGCCATCAAAATTGCTAAAGTCACCAGCAATAACTCTTTTCCCTTTCGAGGAGAGAATATTAGCAATGACATCCCAATCTTGAGAGTAAACATTGGTTCCAACCGAGATTTCATTAAAGTTCCGTCTGGCAGCACAATGTCCGGCAAATCCTAAGAAGTACTTCCGAAAGGCCAAACAATAATCCATAGGTCCTGCCGAAAAGACTCTCGTTTTTCCGGACATAACCTTTTTAATAGGCCTTCGCTCATCCTTCAAGGTATCGGTCCAAATAGTGGGCATCCTCTCATTATTCCTAGCCATCTCAATTCTCTTGTCAATCAGTTCCTTGAGGTCGGGCCTGAGAGTATACTCTTCATCTGAACCAAGCCAATCAGTCTTTCCGGGCCCCTTGGCTTCTTTCCTAAAGGGATATCCGGGTGAAGTTGAACGAGCTATAGCAACCATGAAGTCATCACCCTCAACACCAGCAACCATTTCATAGTCACTCAGAACTCTTTGTCTCTCCACATCATCCGGGAAATTCATCCGCACATCAGAGACAGCAGCCATGAGATATGATTGATTTAAGGCTGTAGATGGTTCAGCGCACTTCTTCAAACCTTGCATCATGGGATCAATCCTTTGTCCATCGACAAAAACAGGTCCCAGAATGCAGGGAATTGTAGAGTGCTCAACAACCTCATCATGAATCAAAGAAGGTCTTAATTGAGTCTTTGATGAGCCAATAATTGGATACAAAGACTTACCAATGGGAGTAAAATCACCCTCAGGACGAGGCAACTTACACACAAGTTCGTTGCCCTCAACCTTATAACCAAGATGAGCAACCCATTGTTCAGGCTCCATACCAATTTGGCATACATCGGGAACTCCATTAAGTACCTTCACGAGATCATTCCTATTCACAGGACTAGCCATTCCAACTCCAGTGGCACCAGCTACGTGAATTCCAAGAATCTTCTTCTGATATTGAGTTCCAATGACAATCAAAGGAGATCCACAGTCACCTTTAGTTGTTTCCATCGCATATTGGTAATGAGCACGAATATGATAGGTCTGATCTCCTTTATATGTCCAAGGTTGGTCCACGGCTTCTACTTGACCATAACGCAGCAAACACGTGGTAATTTCTGGTGACAACAGACAAGCCTTTGCATATTTAAATCTACACAATTCGGCACTGTCTGAGAAGCTGTCAAGCACGTTAGCATGTTGC